AATGCGCCTCAGTGGACATCTAACAGAGGTTGTGAGCGTGGCGAATACCAAAGAGATAGATTACGAAAAGCTGTATGACCTAGCAAAGATAGGGCTTTCAGAAGAACAGATAGCTGTGAGCCTGGGCATATCACCCTCGACGATCACCAGGCGCAAGCGTGACGATGATCAGTTTGACCGTACCTTAAAGGCTGGCAAGCAGGCTGGCGTATCGGCAGTCACGAACGCGCTGTTCGAAGGCGCAACCGGGGACAAGCCCAACACTTCAGCGCAGATATTCTTCCTAAAGAATCGAGGCGGCTGGCGGGATAAGACGGAAGTAGACGCTAACATATCAGCGGATGTGACCGTGACGCATGACATCGACGAAGCCCTCCAGGCGTTGAAGGATGCGGGTGTTGACCCGTCATCATTGTGATGACCCCCATCGGTGATAGGACACATTCCCATTAAAATCAATGACTTACAGGCGTTTTGTACACGATTTGGTACATGTGCGCTTGAAAACGTCATATCCGGCCCCGTTTTGAAGCCGTTTCGCAAAATCGAGGTACCCGTCTGGGGCGGTACGCCCCCACATATCTCGTTACATATAGGGCGGTCTTATTTATGAATTGTTGGCACTGCAAAGGCGAGTTAATTTGGGGCGGTGATCACGATCTTGATGACGAGTCAGATACTTTTTCTATGGTTTCTAATCTTAGCTGCCCTAGTTGCGGTGCGTATGTCGAAGTATATGTTCCAATCGCGGGTATTGAATTTTGACAGAAACGACTTCAAAAAAAGCGGTTCGCAAAAAAGACGGTCTTCCAAAAAATGAGGCCGCAAAAAATAAGGCGCTTAAAATTGCGGAAGCGATCCGCGTGGTGAAGCTGCACAAAGCGCAAAACCGTCTCTCGTATTGGGAGCCATACGAATGGCAAAAGCAATTTTACGATGCTGGCATTGAAAATAAACAAAGAATGCTTATGGCGGCAAACCGCGTAGGCAAAACTGCTTCACAGGCCGCAGAGGTTGCGTTCCACCTTACAGGCTTATATCCAAGCTGGTGGGAGGGGATCAGGTTCACCAGGCCGACCAAGATATGGTGCTTGGGTGTATCCGGTGAGCAGTTACGCGATGTAATTGTGAAAGAGTTAATGGGTATGTACCTTGGCGAAGGCAAGTTCGACGGCTCTGGCCTAATACCTCAAAGGCTCATATACCAAGTAACCCCAGCAATGGGCACGCCACGGCTACCAAGAGATGTCGCGGTGCGCCATAAGGCTGGCAATACAAGCATAGTAAGTTTTAAGTCCTACACTCAGGGGCAACACGTCCTAATGGGTTCAAGTCAGGACTACATTTGGATCGATGAGGAGCCAACCGACCCCACAATTTACCCTCAATGCCTAACTCGTACAGCCACAGGTAACGATGGGAAGGGCGGCTACCTTGTCGGTACTTTAACGCCAGAGAACGGGATGACTGAACTGGTAAGCCAGTTCATGGACAACCGCAACGAGGGTCAGTACCTGCAGAACGTGACGTGGAACGATGCGCCTCACATCACTGATGAGACAAAGCGGCAGCTACTGGCTGCGATTCCTGAGTACCAGCGCGATATGCGCTCTAAAGGTATCCCGGTACTAGGGGAGGGCATGGTATTCCCGATAGCGGAAGAGGCTATACAGGTCGAGCCGTTTGAGATACCGCCGCATTTCAAGAAACTGTGCGCCGTGGACTTCGGAATTACGCATCCAACGACTTGCGTCTGGACGGCATATGACCCAGACAGCGATACGATCTATGTGTATGACATTTATAAGAAAGAGGGCGAAGTGCCAGCCATACACTCGACTGTTATCAAGTCGCGTGGCAAGAGTATCCCGTGTATCTATCCGCACGATGGCGATAACACGGAAAAGGGAAGCGGCAAGACATTGGCAGAGATGTACATGGAGTCTGGTGTACTGATGATCGGTAAATTTACAAACCCTGACGGGACAAACTACGTCGAGCCGGGGTTGATGGAGATGTTGGAGCGGTTTAGAACTGGGCGTTTACGGGTGTTCAGCAATCTGGTTCCGTGGTTTGAAGAGTTCAGGCGGTATCACCGGAAAAAAGGAAAAATACACAAAGAATTTGACGATTTGATGGACGCAACGCGCTACGCCGCAATTACCGTCACGCGATTTGGTCAGAACCAGGTAGAGCGAGATCATATGACTAACGGATCAACAGGACACACGACTAATGAATATAGTTTCTGACATCAATGACGACGAGCTACTCGCGTCTCTAGAAAACAACATTAACGCTGCAGATTCATACGCTGAGAGCGAGATTGGCGCACAGCGAGATAAAGGATACCGTTATTACTACGGTCAACCGCTTGGAAATGAACGCGCTGGCAGATCACAGCATGTGAGCATGGATATTTTTGACGCAGTCGAGTCGGTCAAAGCGATGATGATGGAATGCTTTACGGCTGATAGGAATATCTGTCGTTTTGACCCGCAAACCGCAGAGGATTTTATGCCAGCCAAAATGGCTACGGCAATGACTAACTACATTTTTTACCGTGAGAATAACGGCTCGAAAATTCTTCACGATGTGATCCACGATGCGCTGATCGCCAAGACTGGAATAATTAAAAGGTACTACAAAAACCTGTATGAGTATGAAGAGGAGACTTTTGAGGGCTTAGATGAGCCTAGCTTCAATATGCTGATGCAAGACCCTGATGTGACTATCCTTGAGATTGACGAGCAGGTCACGACTAGTCAGATGCAAGACCCGCAAACCGGACAGGTTGTGGATGTTCCGCAAACTATGTACAGCGGCGAAATAGCGCGGAAAATCGACAAGTCGAAAATCTGCATCGAGACTATTCCCCCGGAAGATTTTTTAGTGTCGCCACGCGCAACAGATGAGAACGATGCAGACTTCTGTTCGCACCGAACCTCGCGCACACGCGGTGATTTACTGTCAGAAGGCTACGATCCTGAGATTGTTGCCAAGCTTGATGAGGACAACGACCTGTTTGAAGACAGCGGCCTTGGTCGAGATTCCGTCGATGGTCTTTTTAAGGATGACCACCAGGACGATGACAACGATAGGCAGCACGTCACTATTTATGAGTCGTATATCAAAAAGTACCGCGATGACTTGAAGAAGTGCGTGTACCTAAAGGTTCTTCACAGCCGCCACGTTATGCTGGACAAAGAGATCGTATCAGAGAAGCCTTTTCGGTACTTCACGCCGTTTCCGCTACCGCACCGCTTCCACGGCATGAGTCTTGCAGATGTACTATTTGACATCCAGAAGACTCAGAGCAGTTTAAAGCGTGGCGTAGTCGATCACACATTTATGACGAACACGTCTCGGTTTATCGCAAATCTATCGTTGGTTAAGAATCCGCGTGATCTGCTTGATAACAAGGTTGGAGCCATCATCGATGTCAACAGCCCGAATCCTGAGAGTGTTGTGAGACCTCTCCCGATGCCTAACCTCTCAGGAACCGTATTCCAGGCGATTGAGAACTTGGAAGTTGAGAAAGAAGCGCGTTCAGGTATGAGTCGTATGTCTCGCGGCATGGACAGCACTGTTGTTTCCAAGCAAAACAGTTCCGATCTTATTACTCAGTTTATGAATGCCTCAAATCGACGCATCATGGTGATGTGTCGGAATCTAGCAGAAAACTTTTTAAAACCGTTAATGCACGATATTTATAAATTAGCGGTAGAGTATGAGGGCGAGAAGTCTATACAGCTTGATGGTCAGTTTGTTCCTGTAAATCCTCAGTTCTTAGGTGATCGCACCGAGATGTCTGTGGCCGTGGCATTAACGCCAGAGGAGCAAGCCCAAGAAGCGCAGATGCTGTTGTCCCTAGACCAGCAGTTCACGATGAACCCCCAAGACCCAAACCTTGGCGGAATGTACGGTGCAACACAGCGTCACGCGATGCTGAGTCGAGCCTTTGAGTTGTTAAATATTAAGTCTTCAGCTATGTACCTGTTTGATCCGAATAGCCCTGAGTTTCAGCAGCAGCAGCAGCAGATGCAGCAGCAACAGCAAGAAGCGACTGAGAAAGCATCTGAGGTTGAAAAGTTCCACGCTGGAATGACGGCACGTCAGGTGGCGGTACTTGAGGGTCAGCTTGAACTCGACGCGATGAAGGAGCAGAACAAGATGATCATCGCAATGGAGAACATGACGCATGAGCATGAAATTGGTGAAGCTAAGTTAATGCTGGACACGGAGAAGCAGACGCACCAGATGGAAATCGACGAGGCTGAACTTCAACTTGAAGCCGAACAGAAACGCAACGTGAGTATTGGATGATGGAAGATGCGAGTAAGTTTGACGCTTTTATAAAAAAAGCAAACGACAAAAAGTACGCCAAAAAGAAAACACGCAAGCAGGCGTTTAGTGAATTTCAAGCTTACCGAGACGGAAAGCTTGATCAAGATACGGGATTGCCGCGACCGCCTTTAAGGTTGCGCGGTAAGACCATTTCAAGAGTACCAACCACAAACGTGGAGTCCCAAAAAGATGAATGAACAAGATATCGGTGAACTGGCAACAGTTGCTGAATCCGCAAAAGAAATGCTACACAGCAACGTCTTTAACATGGCTTTTGAATCGATGAATCAAACCATCATCGATCAAATCCTTGCAACCCCCACTGAAGCAGATGCAGAACGAGAACGCCTGTACATGATGTTTAAAGCGGGACAAACATTCGTCCAGCAGTTTGCTGGAATGATAAACAACTACGAGTTGAAGACACAACAGCCCGTTGAATAAATACGTATAATTGGAGAAATTTGATGTCACAAGAGCAAACCGCAGTTTCGGACTCCACGACTATCGATAAAGACGATATAAATGCACGACTGATGGCTGTATTGGAATCCGACCAGGACACCCCCGAACCCCCTGAAGAAGAGCAAGACGTGGTCGAAGAGATCACCGACGAAGTAATCGACGAGTCACAGGACGTTGAAGAAGAAGCAGAAGAATCTGAAGAGGTCGAAGACCCAACTGAAGAATCTGATGACGAATCTGAAGATGCCCCTGAATACATAACCGAAGGTAATATTGAGATTGATGGCGAGAGCGTATCAGTTGATGAAATTAAACTAGGTTATCTCCGACAGGCTGATTACACCAAGAAGACGCAAGCTGTTGCCGAACAGCGTAAAGCCGCAGAAGAAAAGACTGCGAACTACGAATCCACTCTTAGCGCACTTCTTACTGCATCTGGTGCTGACCTATCACGTTTTGACAATGTGAATTGGGAACAGGCCGCTGTAGAAAATCCTGAACAATACAGGCAAGCCAAAGCTGTTTTTGAGCAAACCCAGCAGACTTATAACTTTATAAAGTCACAGGCTGACGAGCATCAAAAGCGGAACCAAGAACAACAGCAGGCTGTGACGCGTGAAAACGCAAAAGAGAGTTTGACTGTTCTTAAATCGACAATCCCTAATTGGAACAACGACCTTTACTACTCTATTGGTGAGTACGCGACAGGTACGTTAGGTGTTACTGGTGAAGAGTTTAATGACGTTCACGATCACCGGATGATTACGGCATTGTATAAGGCTATGCAGTTTGATCAGGCAAAGGTTAAGACGCAGAAGAAAGTGAAAGCGTCAGCCACAAAAACTTTGTCGGGTAAGAAAGGCGAACCCAAAGACTTAGGACAGAAAGAGACAAATCGCAAATCGCGGCAACGTCTCAAGAAGTCTGGAAGAATGGAAGACGCTGTTCAAGCCCTCTTGAATAACTCTTAATTTTAGGAATTTTAATCATGCCAGTAGTAGCTAACACTTTAAAAACTTATGATCAGGTTGGTCTTAAACAAGATATTGAAGAAATTATTTATGATATCAGCCCAACCCTGACCCCGTTCACTTCTTCAATCGGCACAGGCACTGCCCGTGCAACTTTACATCAGTGGCAGCAAAGTGAGTTGGCGGCAGTCGGAGCTAATGCCGCAATTGAAGGAGCAGACGCGGGTGCAGCCAGCAACAACACCACTACCATGAAAACTGCGAATACTCAGATTTTCTCAAAGGTAGTACAGTCTTCAGGTACTTCTGAAGCAGTCGATAAACATGGTCGTAGTTCTGACCTTGCGATGAACATCGCGATGAAGGGCAAAGAATTGCGTCGTGATATAGAACACGCATTCGTAGGTGCTGGACAGGCAGGTACTGCTGGTAACGCAAACACAGCACGTCAGTTGACTTCGGCTCAGAATCAGATCAATGCCGCGACAACTAACACTGCTGGTTCAAATCGCACGTTTACTGAAGCACTTCTTCTATCTACGCTTCAGTCTGTTTATGAAGCTGGTGGCGATCCTAACCAGATTCAGGTAACTCCATCTCACTCTGTAACTGTTGCCAACTTCGCAGCCTCTTCAGGTCGTGAGCGTGACTTCAGCACTGGCACTAAGCTAGTCAATGCCGTGGACGTATATGTGTCGCCGTTCGGCGAGTGTTCAATTGTAGCTAACAGATTCCTCCAAAATTCGACTTGTTTGGTACTCGATACAGAGTATTGGTCACGCGCAGTTCTGCGTCCTATGCAGACTATCAACCTCGCCCGAAATGGCGACAGCGAGAAAAAGCAAATGTTGACTGAGCAGACTTTGGTTTGTGAAAACGACAAAGCGTCAGGTCTAATCAGCGCCCTAACTGCTTGATAGTGACAAAAACTGGGTGGCCCTGCGGGGCCATCCTTTTTCTTATTTAGAGGTTTAAAATTGAGCGAAGTTAAAGCCAATATTATTCACGATAAATCCGATGACAAACTGCATATCTCACACTCTCAAGACGTGAGTGGTGTTCTTGAGGCTAACAAAAAAGCAAGAGAGCAGGCAGAAGGTCGAAGGATGGGCGAGATGCAGCGTGTTGCATCTATCCCCAATGTCATTGCCATTCAGTGGATGCAAGAAGGCATCAATGTTATGGCTCCAAATAAAGACGATCTAAAACGCATGAAGAAAAAGTTGAACTCACCTGAGTTCGCATACTTGCGAACAGGCGGCGGTAGATTATGAGTTTAGAAACATACAGCGGCCTCAAAGCCTCAATTGCCAATTGGCTAAATCGAACAGATTTAGTTAATGAGATACCTGATTTTATTCAGCTAGTCGAAAATAGAATAGCGCATGAAGTTAGGATTCCGTCTATTGAAAAGACGGCATATGTCATCCCTGACACAACCGGGTACGCGACAATCCCAAATGACTTTCTTGAGATGAAGGACGTTTTTTACAACGGAAAACCTCTCGATAGAATTACGCTGACACTGCTGAAAAGCCAAACAGCGCAGAGCGGAATACCTACAAGTTTTGCACGGGAAGCCAATGAATTTGTGTTTTTCCCAACGCCAACGATGTCTGCCACTGATAAGTTGCAGGTCACATATTATTACGAGGTTGAGCCTCTCACTGATGTTGCTCCAACCAATGACCTTTTGAAAACAGTCCCAGAATTATATCTTTACGGCGCACTGTCTGAAGCTGCACGATTTTTAAACACTGATGACACACGCTGGGAAATGGGATACCAAACTGCGTTCTCAAGGGTAATGACACACACCCGCACCGCTGAAACGGCTGGCGCGGCAAACTACGTTTCAAGCGGGTACTAATTTATGTCAGGTTTTTACGATAGTATCTCTGCGGCTACGCTGCAAAATGCGGCAGAGGGTGACGCGCTTGCACAGGCGCAGGCCGCAGCGACTTCAGCGACAGCAGCAGCGACAAGTCTATCCACTTTAAATACTACCTGGCACGGGATTTTAAGTACCGCGCCCACAACAAATATTGTCACGGGTAGTCTCTATTTCGATTC